TGGGCTTTATCGCCTGCACCGTACCGGTCCGCTCTACGGTGGAATCTCAGACCACTCGGGTGCTTCGGGAAGGCCATGGCAGCACAGGGATTACCATAGAGAATCCCTTCATGACCATGACGATGATGCGCACTCTGTTCCTGCTCATCGGCGGTGATCACTTTCGCACGGGCAGTTTTAGCATGATCGGCGGGTTTCTGCTGGAGCCGGGGGATGCGGTGCTGGTGCGGGAGCCGGACTGGACCAGCTATCGATTTCTGTCTCAGTCTCTGGAATTGAATATTGATGGCGGCTGTCAGGCGACGATTCGGTCATCGGAGCAAGGCGGTGCGGAGATTGCGGCCAATGTCTCCGGTCCTGTAGCGGAGAAATTTCGTGCAGTCAATGATCAGATTGTAGCACTGAAACAACGGCTTTCCAGTTGAGAACAGTCCCATAATCGGTACCATCAAAAATAATTATTTTTTGCTATGCATTGACACGTGCCTACAGTCCCTTAACAGGGATTGCTAGAAGAATCTGGCTGATATATAATTCGCGCTGAGGAGGGGCGACAGGTGAATGATTGCGCAATACAATAACAACCTGTGTAAAGACTGCGCGAGAAAGGTGGTGTAAATGATGGCACAACAGGGTCTTTCGACAATCGGTATCGAGGTGGTAGTAGGCATTGTGGAACTGAACTATGTCACAGACTTCAGCGATCTTGAAGGTACGCCTTCCTCGTTGGATGTGACCTGCCTACGAGACGATGTGAGGAAGACAGCCACGGGCGTTGTGGATACTAAAGCATTTGAAATCTCGTATCTCTTTGACAACAGCGATGCTGACTCTGATTTCCGAAAGCTGAAAGTCCACCAGCAAGCGAGGGAACCGGTGATGGTAGCGGTCACCCTTCCCGATGGTACCGTCTTTAGGACAATGGGGACGGTGGTCACATACGTGACCGGCTCTAAGGTAAATGAGCTTCTCAATGCAAAGTTGGTCGTCTTCCCACAAGGGGGTTGGGAGATTTTGCGGCATCCATATGAGATCGTCGAACATTTACAGGATTCTTATGGAAATGACATACTGGATAGTTCCGGCGAGCTGATCTCTGCAAGAATTGTTCTGTAGTGAGGTGATAGCGTGAGTAAAATTATCGAATATGGAAAAGTGACCCGTTTTGATGAGGGAGATTTCCTGATTAAAGACGGTGTCAAAGGGACAAAGAAAATTGCTGTGGAAGATGCAGCGGTTGACCTTGTGAGCAAGGCAGTTGATTCCACACTGAGAGAGCCAGGAAAGGCAGCAGACGCCCAGATAACGGGGATTCGCCTGGCTGAGAATGATTTGAGAATTACGAACGAGACAGCAGAACTGTCTACGGTAATGGCAGAACTCAGCAGAAAACTCCAGGAGTTGGAGAACGCTAGGGCGTCCCACCTTGCTGGGCTGACCGTAAATAACGGCGCTCTCTACGGTGTGAACGAAGACGGCGACATCATTACAGACCCCGTGGAAGGAATCAACGGAGGCGGGGGAGGCGGTGGGGGCGGCAGTTCTGCTACCAGTACTGTCACGATCTCCAACACATCCGGCTTCAATTCCAAGACCATCACCGAAAGCGACGACTGCCCTCTGTCTATCAGCTGGACCTCGGTGGAGAGCGAAATGCCGACCGGCAACGGCACGTTGAAAGTAACGGTCAACGGCGTGGTCAAGGCAATTATGGACGTTGCCCAGGGACAGGTCACGGTGGATGTAGCACCGTACCTGACCACTGGCGCAAACAACGTCCGGCTGACCGTGACGGATATGTACGACAACAGCAGATTTACTGCCTTCAATATCACCCGTGTGGACCTGTCCCTCAGCTCTACCTTTGATTCCAATACCCCGTATACCGGGGCAATCTCCTTCCCGTATACGCCCAACGGTGCGGTGGAGAAGATCATCCGCTTCAAACTGGACGGGGTGGAGATTGGCACAAACGTGACCTCTGTCTCCGGTCGTCAGATGAGCTACACCATCCCGCAGCAGTCCCATGGCCCTCATACCTTCGAGTGCTACTTCGAGGCGACCATCAACGGCCAGACTGTGGAGAGCAACCATCTCTACTATGAGATCATCTGCATCGAGCCGCTGAATACCACACCCATTATCGTGTCCGATTTCAACAGAATCTCGATTACCCAGTACACGACCATCCATGTGGACTATACCGTGTATGACCCGGCCCGGATGGAGGCACCGGTTACCATCACCGCGAATGGCGTCGAGGTTGCGTCCCTGACAGTAGACCGTACCCAGCAGGTGTTCACCTATCGCGCAGACACGATTGGTGAGCTGACCATTGTCATTCGGTCTGGCCAGACAACCAAGACCTTCACCCTGACGGTTTCTGACTCCGGTATCAACGTGGAGGCGGAGACAGATCAGCTCGTTCTGTATCTGACCAGCGCAGGCCGGAGCAATAACGAAGCCCACCCAGAGGAGTGGTCTTTCGGAACCGGCAGCGACAAGATTTCCGCGACGCTGACCGGGTTTAACTGGGCGCGGAACGGCTGGGTGAATGACGATGACGGCATTACCGCTCTTCGGGTGATGGGTGGTGCAAGGGTCAATATCCCGTTCAACCTCTTCGAAGGGGATCCCCGTGCCTCCGGCCTGACGATGGAGGTCGAATTCGCCACCCACAACGTCATGGATTATGAAGCGGTGGTGCTCTCCTGTATGAGCGGCAACCGAGGTTTGCAGATGACCGCACAGCAGGCGCTCCTGAGAGCGGAGCAGACCGAGGTCGCGGCCCAGTACAAGGAGAATGAGCATATCCGCGTCACCTACGTCATTGAAAAGCGGTCCAAGACACGTGTGGTCTACATCTACATCGACGCTGAGATGATCGGTGTATCCGTTTACCCGGAGAACGACAACTTTGCCCAGGCGTCGCCGGTCGGTATCACCATCGGCTCTGACCTGTGCGGTGTAGACATCTACAATATCCGGGTCTACGAGAATGACCTGACATGGATTCAGGTGCAGGAGAACTGGATTGCCGATACGCAGGACATCGGCCTGATGCTGGAGCGCTACAACAAGAACAACGTCTACGACGAGTACGGCAACATCGTGATTGCCAAGCTGCCTCAGGATTTGCCCTACATGGTGATTGAATGTGCGGAGCTCCCCCAGTACAAGGGGGACAAAAAGGATGTGAATATCACCTACGTTGACCGGGTGACCAATACCCGCAGCTTTACCGCAGAGCTGGCACAGGCGGACGTTCAGGGCACATCCTCCCAGTATTATGAGGTCAAGAACTTCAAGATCAAGTTCAAGAACGGCTTCGTTGTGAACGGCTCCAGCGCAAACAAGTATGCTCTGCGCGTGAATGCGATACCGGTTGGAACCTTCACCTTCAAGGCGGACGTGGCCTCCTCTGAGGGCGCCAACAACGTGGAGCTGGTACGGCTGTATGACGAGCTGGCACGGGAAATCGGAGTGCTCACCCCGCCTCAGAACAGCGACGAACGAGTACAGCAGGGCATTGACGGATTCCCCATCGTGGTTTTCTGGAACAACGGCACCGATACTGTCTTTGTGGGCAAGTACAACTTCAACAACGACAAGGGAACCGAGGAGCTTTACGGCTTCGCCGCCGGCGACGAATCCTGGGAGACCAGCTCCAACACCTCCATGCTGTCCAAGTTCAAGACTGACACCTTCGGGGCGAACTGGGCAGAGGAGGACTATGAGGGCAGATACCCGGACGGCTCCACGGACAACACCAACCTGCAAGCCATGACGAGCTGGGTCTACAGCACGTGGCAGGAGAACGCTACCGGGGACACATTGGCGGAGACTTATACGGATATAGACGGAAATCCCCACACGGTGGACAATGCCGCATATCGTCTGGCCAAGTTCAAGACCGAGCTGGCAGACTGGTTCGATGTGGATGATACCGCATTCTATTACCTGTTCACCCTGCACTTCCTGATGGTGGACTCCAGACAGAAGAACGCATTTCCCACCCGCTGGGCATCCACCGGCAAGTGGATGTGGCTGCCCTATGATATGGATACCGCCCTGGGCACAGACAACCGTGGTGCTCTGGCCTTTGGCTACAATCTGGAAGACGTTGATATGAACGGCAACGAGTATGTGTTCAACGGTCAGGATTCCGTCTTCTGGGTCAACTTCCGGCAGGCGTTTTTCTCCCGTGTCGCCACCATGTACCAGACCCTTCGGAGCAGCGGCAAGTTCGACTTCGACTATGTGGAGAGCAGGTTCGAGGAGCATCAGGCGAAGTGGCCCACGGCCATTTTCAACGAGGACAGCTATTACAAGTACCTGCGCCCTCTGGTCCGAGACGGTAATGCCGCCTATCTGGGTATGCTCCAGGGCAGCAAGCGGCTCCAGCGGAAATTCTGGCTGAGCAACCGGTTTGACTACATGGACAGCCTGTTTACAGCTGGCAACGCGCTGACCAGCTACATCATGATCCGCCCGTACTACAATATCACCGAGGCGGCACGGGCTGAGGGTGCGGTGGACCTGACCATCACCCCCTATGCCAACATCTACGCCACGGTCCAGTTTGACGCGACACGGGTGCAGGTGCGCACCACCCGAGGCACCCCGACGGTCATCCATAACCCGCTGAGCTTTGCCAATGACGCTGTGGTCAGTATCTACTCCGCAAACGCGCTGGCTGATGTGGGCGACCTGGCGCCGCTCCATCTGGGCTATGCGGATTTCTCCCGGGCGACCAAGCTCCAGCGTATCAAGGTGGGCGACTCTGATTCCAACTACGAGAACGACCAGCTGAAAACCCTGTCCGTGGGTACGAACCCCCTGTTGAAGGTGGTGGACGCCCGGAACTGTACCGCCCTCGGCTCTGCGGATATGAAGACCATCGACCTGTCCGGCTGCGCCAACATCGAGGAGGCGTACTTCGACGGTACGGTAATCACCGGCGTCGGGCTGCCCAACGGCGGCACGCTGAAGAAGCTGCATCTTCCCGCCGCCGTCACCAGCCTGATCATCCGCAATCAGCCCAGCATCACGGAGCTGGTGGTCCCGGATTACAGCAACATCTCCACCCTCTGGCTGGAGAATGTCAGCGCCGCCGTGGACGAGAAAGCCATTCTTCAGGCTATCCCGGCCAGTTCCCGTGTCCGCCTGACCGGTATCTACTGGGAGTGCGACGACGCGGAGGAGATTGAGGACCTGCTGGATATTCTGGACACGATGATTGGTATGGACGCATACGGCAACAACCTCGAACAGGCGCAGGTGTCCGGTACGATTCACACCTATTCGCTGACCGGTGCGGAAATCGCTGGATTCAACGAGCGCTATCCCTACATCGAGGTCACCGCTGACCATGTGACGAGCTATCTGACCTATAAGTCTTACGACGGCAGCTCCACCATCAAGACAGTGACCTGTATTGATGGGAGCCCGCAGGAGAGTGCGCCCTCTGGTCCGTCCCGGAGTTCTACCGCTCAGTACAGCTACACTTTCGTGGGCTGGAATACCCAGCAGGACGCTCAGACAGCGGAGAGTGGATGCACGACCAATGTGCAGGCTGATCGGACGGTCTATGCCGCCTACTCCAGAACGACCCGGACTTATACAGTCACGTGGAAAAACGCAGACGGCACCACACTGGAGACCGATACCAATGTGCCCTATGGCACCACTCCGACCTACAACGGAGCGACACCTACCTACAACGGCCAGACCTCCAGAGGATGGACACCGGCTGTATCGGCTGTCACAGGGAACGTCACCTACACCGCATCCTATATCCCGACCTATTCGGTCTACTTTTACAATGGCTCTACTCTGCTCGATACTGTGACGGTACAGCAGGGAGGCACGGCTGTGTACACGGGCGCAACCCCGATTGATCCCGACGGTGGTGAGTTCACCGGCTGGAGTCCGTCTCCGACAAACGTACAAGGAAATCTGTCCTGTTATGCTCAGTTCAAGAACACGGCGCAATGGGTAGCTCCCGGCTTTGATGTGTCAAATGCCTACGCTGTGCAGTGGGTCTATGACCTTGAGGAACCTGCTCTCCCGCGTGGCGGTCTTGCGGCTAACTTCGCTGATCCGTTGCCGGCGACTTCGCTGGCTGGTTCTGGTTCCAGCCCGTTTGACAATATTCAGCCATGGGCCGGGATGAAACGGTACAACATCATCGACGGTGCTGTGTCCTATTCCGAGGACGATGCTGGCTTCTCCATGACAGATTACGATACCGTGGTCTATATCCCGGAGTTCTGGTATCGCGTGGAGAAGGACACAACCAAGAAGCGCTGGACATGGGCAATCTCTCCGACTGCACAGAGCGGCTTTACCAAGCACCCCGGCTCCGGTCGGTATCTCGGACGGTACCACACCACGGGAACAAGTTCCGCTATTGGCGTCAAATCTGGTGTCAATCCATTGGCAAGCACCTCAATCACAAATTTCAGCACCAATGCTGCGAACAAAGGAGCGAAGTGGTTCCTGATGGACATTGCAACATGGAGCGCTTTGCAGATGCTTTATCTGGTCGAGTTTGCAAACTTCGACAGCCAGACGATGCTCGGCACAGGAAACAATTCCGGCTCGGTCAAAGCGACTGGCATTACAGATAATGCAGTCTACCACACGCTCAAAGTGTCTGGGAACAGCAACCAGTACCGGTGGATTGAGAATCCGTTCAGCAACCTTTCGACGTGGCTCGATGGTTTCTATGCTAGTTCCCGGACTCCGGTTATTTCCGAGGACAACACAACCAGAAGCGTCACAGATAGTGGTAAGACAAGTGCAGGAGTATCGTTGCCATCGACCAATGGCTGTATTCAGGGCTTCGGATACAGCGAGGATTTCCCGTGGGCATTTATCCCCGATACGTCAGACGGTAGCACTAACTATACGAAATACGTCTGCGACCGCGTCTACTGGAACTCGGGCAACCCTGTTGCCATTGTCGGCGGCAACTGCGGCAGCAACGCGAGCTATGGGTTCTTCTGCCTGTACGCGAGCTATGCCGCGTCTGGTACCAGCGCGTACGTCGGCTCCCGCCTCCTTTACAAATCCTAATTTGGGGTCTGGGGGCTTCGCCCCCAGCGACTTTCCCGCTCGCGCGGCGATTGACGCACCCAATCCGTAATGGGGTGCGGGGCGAAGCCCCGCCGAT